TGGAACTACATTTATCTGGACTAACTATCTTAGCAAAGTCAGCAAAGAATTTAAAGACACTATTGGTGACGGTACTGCTGTTAATTGGAAAGTAGGAGCAGGCGGAAAAGGTAATGAAGGTGTTGCTGCTATGGTTCGTCAATTACCTGGTACATTGGGATATGTTGAGTTTGCTTATGTAAAACAAACTAAAATGAACTGGGTTAACGTGCAGAACAGTGCTGGAACTTGGGTAGCACCAACTGAAGATGCATTTAAAGCAGCCGCTGCAAATGCTGATTGGAATAAAACATACTATCAGATATTGACTAATCAAGAGGGAAAAGAAGCATGGCCAATCAGTGGTGCTACATTCATTCTTGTGCATACCAAACCAACTGATGCCACAGCGGCTAAAACTGCTATCAACTTTTTTGATTGGGCGTTTACTAATGGCGATAAAGCAGCAGATGATTTAGACTATGTTGCATTGCCTCTAGCAGTGAAAAACAAGATTCGTGCAGACTGGAAAAAGTTAGCACTACACTAAACCGACCGCAAGATTGAGCGGAGGCTGGAACTCGTAACCAGCACTAAGGGCCGAAAGGCTCTTTTTTACCTTTTCATTAAATCGTTTGTGAAATCTAAGAGCAAGTCGTGATGTACACCACCGTGCCACTTGCCCTTCAGATAACTATAGCTATCATACCAAAATTGTTCTGATTCGGGATGACAGCCTATTAGTCCTATGCGTTTTTGATATATTGCCATAGCATCACCATTTGCATATGTAGCAATTGTTTTGAATTTATGTTTGTTGCCGATCAATGCACATCCATCATAAAAGAACATTTTCATGGGTTCAGTCTTCCATGTAATACTTAAGTTCTTGGCATGAGGTCTGCGAGTGTCTGCTCCAAGTTGGTTGATATACTGAACCGCATCCACATCATCTAATACATTTAAGTAATGACTGCCTGCCCAATATGCTCCCATACAAATACCCAAATATCTTCCACCATTATTGATGAACTCTCGTACTCTATCACCGTTGTTTTTGAATAGTTGATCAAATGTACTAGCATCCCCTATTCCTCCGGGAACAGCAATCATATCTACATTGTCAAAGAAATCGTATTCTAGAATGTTTTTGCTGAATATTTTGAAGTTATAGTATTGGCTTAATGCCTTCATTATTCCGTTTCCTGACTGCACTGAGCATTTTGGATCGTACAAGAATAATGCGATTGTAGGTTTCACGTTCTTATTTATTGTTAAGTAAATGGTTGACATAAATACCTATAGGGAGTATAATACTAGTATGCAAATTCAAACTGCTTTAGATTGGCAAGAAGTATCGGATAAACTAAAAACCGATCTCCATACAATAGGCTATAATCCAGATTTGAAAAAGATGTATACAAACATACAACTTATGGTAACTGAATTGAGCAAACTTGAAGTAAATGGGCGTAGGTTGCGTACTACAAACTTTACCCAAACTCATGTAAATGTTATTAACAAAGCAATAGACCACTTGGAAAAGCTAATTCTAATGGGTCTACTGATGAAATAAAATGAATAATCAACTTATGTCCGGCGAAATGTTACCTGGATTACAAATAATTGAACATACAAAATACAAAGATAGTCGAGGTGACTTTTGTGAACTATGGAAGATCAATCACGACCAGATGCGTGGTAATTTTCGTCAATTGAATATTGCTAGTTCCAAACGTGATGTATTGCGCGGCATGCATAGACAAAATCAATACAAGCTGATAATGCCAGTTTATGGTAGTATATTTGATGTAGCACTTGATCCCGAAACTGGAAAATGGTTTGGGATTTTTCTAGATAATACAACTGCATTATTAATTCCTCCACAATACGCCCACGGATATCTAGTATTATCTGACGAAGCAATAGTACAATATGTGGTAGATGCTCCATATAATAAAGCAGCAGAAGAAAACTTCACATGGAACAAATATGGAATTGAATGGCCGGTTGACGGCTCTCCTCATTTATCTAAAAAGGATTCAGTGTGAAAATTGGATTTAACTGTAGTAGTTTTGATTTTTTACACGCCGGCCATGTGACCATGTTAAAGATGGAAAAACAATTATGTGATTATCTTATTGTAGCATTGCAAATTGATCCTACTGTTGACCGTCCGGGTGTTAAAAATCAACCTGTACAAAGTGCATATGAACGGTATGTACAATTACAGGCTTGTAGGTATGTAGATGAAATTCTCATTTACGAAACCGAGTACGATCTGTTACAACTAATACAAACTCAAACTATTCACGTACGGTTCTTGAGTGACGAATATTTGAATAGGGACTTTACAGGTAAACAATGGTGTATTAATAATGGGATTGAGTTACACTATCATAAACGTCAACATAATTATAGTTCAAGTGAACTACGTGCCAGAACAGCCAAACTTGAGAATGATAAAAATGTAGGATTTATCAGTACAGACAATCACCTACCGCAATACTCTACTGAACTTATTAAGTCTCCAATCGGCAATTAAAGGTTGACAACAAATGGTTTTGGGTATATAATATATACTTAGACAGTTAATTAATGGACTACACAATGGCTAAAAAAATCTCTATCAAAGTTTTCGCAGATCCAGGACATGCATGGGCCCGCTTCCCTAAAGCAAAGTTGGTGGCACTTGGCATTGCGGATAAGATTAGTCCCTACAGCTACCAGAACGGCACCAATGCTTTCTTGGAAGAAGACTGTGATTTGTCGGTCCTAGTTAACGCACTCCGTCAGCGTGGATATGAGATTAAATTCAACGAAAGCCATGCTAATAAACAAAGCAAAATCCGCAATTACTCTACGTATCGGGCTTGACATTAAATGGTTTTGGGTATATAATACACACATAGACACTAACAAACAAGGAGAAGTATATGACAAACAGAACATACACATTCATCAGCAACTCTAAAGTCAAAGAGATCCTGGAACTCAGCGACAAGCTCAGAGAATGCCTGGAGTATCCCAACAGTGAGACTTCGTTGGATGAGCGCCGCTACTCAGAGTTCTTTGAACAGAAGATCCTAGACGTTATTGATCGTGGCTAAAATACAACAAACAAATGGTTGACCGGTTTTGAAAAATCGGGTATAATACACCCATGGAAAGCAACACACAGGAGAACAGTATGAAAGACATTATCCGCACTGCACCCCACGCCTTTTCCTGGCTTAGCACAAAGCAGGTGTGCCAGCGTTGGAGTGCTTTCTATGCTGCAATTGGTTGACATTAAATGGTTTTGGGTATATAATAGAGTCTTAATCAGTTAATTAAAGGACAACGAAATGCGTACAAAATCCGTCATTCAGGGCTTCAAGAATTCTCAAAAAATTCGCGTCATTATCGACGGGGTCGGCATCTATATGACTGTCGGTGAAACAACCAGCCGATTTGCAACTACTGTACACTATCAAGCTGTTGAGTCAACCTTGCATCTGATGGCACGTGAAGGGTGTGATGGTATTGGTCATCGTATTGGAGTGTATGACTTCAATATGAACAAGGTTCACGTTGACGTTCAAGTTGACATTCTTCGGTAATTGCAGGAATATTTAATGGAAATCAAAGTAGAGGGTAGTCGCAGGAATCGCAAGTTTGTGGAAGCAATCTTGCCTTCTATGGTTACTCAATTGAAACTTGACCGTTGCCAAAAGGCACTGTTGATCCGTTTGTATGACGAATGCGAAAGCAATGAGGGCATGACTTTGGACCTCAGTGCAGTTACCGGAGCTTACTTGGTAGTGATCAAACCCAAACGTAAATTGAAAGAAATTGCATTGACCCTTGCACATGAAATGGTGCATGTAAAGCAAATGGCAAAAGGTACCTTGAAAACCACAAAAAACGGGGTTAGAATATGGGCTGGTAAAAGGTATAGTAAGAATACTGCATACCTTTCTTGTCCTTGGGAAATTGAAGCCTTCAGCAAACAAGAGTTGATTCTCCGTCGTGCAATTGAAGAATAAAGTTCCAAAACATATCATTAATTCTTGACGATAAATCCTCAATATGATATACTGTGTTTTTAGTTTGATAGTGTTAGTTAAATAAACTTGTAAAGGAAATAAAATGGCAGCAGTAATTAGTGACAATCTGACAGTAACTTCAGTGCAAGCCCGCAAGGCTATGTTGAAAGCGTTTAAATCCAAACGCCCACTGTTCATCTGGGGCCCTCCCGGAATCGGCAAAAGTGAAGTTGTAGCAGATGTTACAAAAGAGTTGGGTGGTCATATGATTGACTTGCGTATGGCTCAAATGGAACCCACTGACATTCGGGGTATCCCTTACTTCAATCGTGATATCAACAAGATGGATTGGGCTGCTCCTGTAGATTTGCCTGATGAGGAACTTGCATCACAATTCCCTATCGTTGTTCTTTTCCTTGATGAAATGAATAGTGCATCACCTGCTGTACAAGCAGCTGGTTATCAGTTGATTCTGAATCGCCGTGTAGGTAAGTACAAGTTGCCCGATAACGTTGTTATCGTAGCAGCAGGTAATCGTGACAGTGACAAAGGTGTTACTTATCGTATGCCGATGCCCCTAGCTAATCGTTTCTTGCACTTGGAAATGCGCCCTGACTTTACTTCATGGCAAAACTGGGCAGTTAACAAAAGCATTCACAAAGACGTTGTGGGTTACTTGAGTTTTGCTAAACAAGACCTGTACGATTTTGATAGCAAATCATCAAGCCGTGCATTTGCTACCCCGCGTAGCTGGTGCTTTGTGTCTGACTTGTTGAATGATGAGGACGACACTGACAATGATACATTGTTCAATCTGATTGCAGGTTCTGTTGGTGAAGGTCTTGCTGTTAAGTTTGCTGCTCACCGCAAAACTTCAGGTAAGATGCCTCAGCCGTCAGATATTCTTTCAGGTAAGGTAACTGATTTGAATGTCAAGGAAATTTCTGCAATGTACTCGCTTACTGTTTCATTGTGCTATGAATTGAAAGATGCACTTGAAGTTCAAAAAGTGAACAACAAAAAGTTCCACGAAATGGCTGACAATTTCTTGTCTTACATTATGAAGAATTTTGAGACTGAATTGGTTGTTATGGGTGCTAAGATTGCACTTAAAACTTACAAGTTGCCGATTGAGCCAAGTCAACTGAAACACTTTGATGAGTTTCACAAGAAATTTGGTAAGTACATTGTAGACGCAGGTAATTGATTTTATGGGTGAGAATGGTGTGAACATTCTCACTCTTTTTACTTGTGCTAAAATGGCAACTGTGCTATAATATAGCATATATTTGATAAAGGACTGAAAATGAGTAGTGTAATTGCCCCAACAAAAAAGAAAAAGCGTTCTGACAAGTTTGATAAACTAGTTGGACCCACCGATCCTAAGATTGACAATCTAGCCCGTGAACGATTGATTTCGGCACGTGTGGGTTTGCTGTTGCGTCATTCATTCTTTGGCAATCTTGCTACCCGTCTTAAATTAACTAATGCTGATGAATGGTGTAGTACTGCGGCTACTGATGGACAGAAATTCTATTACAATAGCCGTTTCATTATGCTATTGAAACCCAAAGAAGTTGAATTCTTGGTCGGGCACGAGGTCCTTCACGTTGTTTACGATCACATGGGTCGTGTCGGTAAGCGTGACCCACAAATGTTTAACATTGCTAATGACTATGCAGTTAATGCAGACTTAAAGCGGCATGGTGTTGGTCAGTTTATTACAAGTGTTCCCTGCTTGTACGAAAAAAAGTACGACGGCAAAGCCAGCGAGGAAATCTATGATGACTTGATGCAAAACGTTCAGAAGATTGATATCAATAGTTTGATTGATCAAATGATTGACGATCACATGGATGGTGAGGGTGATGGCGAAGGTGAAGAAGTTGACGGAAGTGGTAAGGGTAAAGGTCGTCCTAAAATGTCCGACGAGGAACGTGAACGTGTTCGTCAAGAAATGAAACAGGCTATTATCAGCGCAGCATCAAGTGCCGAAGCTGGTCAATTGCCCGCAGGTGTTGAACGTCTAATCAAGCAACATACTGACCCAGTTATGCCTTGGCGTGAACTGATTCAAACAAACTTGACTAGCAGCATTCGTACTGATTATTCTTGGATGCGTCCCTCACGTAGGGGTTGGCATATGGATGCTATCATGCCCGGTATGACTCCCGGAGAAGAAATTGATGTGATTGTATCACTTGATATGAGTGGCTCTATCAGCAACAAGCAAGCACAAGCATTCTTGGGTGAGATTGCAGGTATGATGGATGCGTTTGATGGTTACAAGGTCCACGTATTCTGTTTTGATACCGATACTTACAATCCACAAGACTTTAACAGTGAGAACATGGACAGTATTGATGAATATGAACCACAAGGTGG